TCGGCTTCCTGTTGTGTGTGGCGTGTATGGGAGTAAGCACGAAGCTGTAGGCGTATGGCTGGAACAAGAGGCGGAAGGTGATCGTAGGTACGCTCCCCTCCTTCCTGAAGCGTTGGAAGGTAGGCCGTTGTTTACGCACCCTAACATTGTGGTTGGGGCTGGATGCTGCCTGATTGACCTTGCCCTGTTTGATAGGTTGGAACGTCCGTATTTCCTTTGGACACAGGGACGTGAAGTGAACGGAGTTTCTGAGGACTTCTATTTCTTTGAGCAGGTACGGAAACTCAGTATTCCTATCCATGTAGATCCTGCTGTCAAGTGTCGCCACATAGACTTCTGTGCGCTGGACTGGACAGGGAAGCGGGAAAGATTATCTATATGAAGCGTCCCACTATCAAGGAAATCAGACAGGGCTTGGAAAAGATACCGAGACACGGCTTTGAGAAGGATGAACCTGAAGGCGCAAGGTACGTTGTTATCTCGGATACCCTGCTTAATCTGATAATTAAGGCACTCAAAAAGCATGAATAAAACAATATGCTTGGTGGCCTTACCGTCTCCCTTTCTGACGGACGATAAGGTATTCCCTAACCTTGGGGTACTCTACCTTTCAACGGCTCTCAAACTCCACGGAGTTGAGGCACTGGTCCATGATGGACCGATAACGGAGATACCCCAAGGCTTTTCTAGTTATGGCATTTCTGCCACTACTCCACAATTTCCAATGGCTAAACAGGCGTTGGAACAGATTCTCAGCAATGATCCTCTTGCAAATGTAATCATAGGTGGGCCACATGCAACGGTAGATCCTGAATCGTGTAAACTGGCCGGGTTTCATACGGTAGTCATGGGGTATGGTGAGCACTCCTTGCCCCTAGTTCTCAATTGGGGGATAGAACTTATCCAGTGTCCGTTCCGTGGTTATCTGATGCCTGACAGGAAAGCAGTCAACATCCTTCAGTACCAGTACAAGATAGACGGGGTTCCGGCTACCTCTGTAATGACTTCACGAGGGTGCCCGTATCACTGCGCATTTTGTTGTAAATCGGCGGGTGCTGCCGTGCTTCACTCTGCCGCTGATGTTATCAGGGAACTTGAATATCTACGCCATGAGTACGGGTATGGGGCGTTCATGTTTTTTGATGATATATTTATTCAAGATGCTGAGAGGCTTGATATTATTCTTAATGTTATGATGCCGTGGCGGGTGAAGTGGAGGGGGTTTGTTCGCGCCGATCTTGTCTTGAAGCTTGGGGATGAAATGGTTGAGAAGATGGCCCAAAGCGGTTGCTACGAAGTAGGCATGGGCATCGAGTCTGGGTCTGAGAAGATCCTCAAGGTTATCAATAAAGGGGAAAGCACAGAGACAATACAGGCGGCAATCAGACTGTTGCACCGTCATGGTATCAGGGTGAAGGGTTTCTTTATCGTAGGGCTTCCTTCAGAATCGAGAGAGACGGTAGATGATACCGCCCAGTTTTGCTTTGAGGCGCAGCTTGACGATGTAGACTTCACTATCTATCAGCCGTTTAAAGGTTCCAGCATCTATAACAATAGGGAACGGTATGATATTAATTGGGATGAAAAGAGTCTGAGGGATCTTTGGTATAAAGGAAAAAGCGGGGAGTACCATTGCAATGTTCATACTTCCTCTCTTACCGCTGAAGAGATAGTAGATGCGAGGGAATACTTAGAGCGGAGGTTTAAAAAGTGAAACGGGTAAGGTACTCTTGTGCAGAAGTAAACTGTCCCGGCATGAATAATTTGTGCGAGTGTATCAAGATAGATCCGTGTCCTGCTAAACAAAGAGAGTTGGAGGAAAACAAAAGTGATGAGTCGGAGACTAGAGTTCCAGAAGATGTTTGCAGTGGGGAAGTTGGTAAACATAGGGTGCGGGGAAGATCCATGCGGGTTCGGGGAGAGGGCGACACATGTTGACCTTGATGTGTATAATCATCCTAACTTTGTACGTGCTGATGCTCATAATCTCCCCTTCGGTGATCTATCCTTTGATACTGCTATTCTGGGGGATATGCTTGAGCATGTTCCTGATCCTGCTCGTGTTCTCAGCGAAGCGGCGAGGGTAGCTCGGACCATAGTAGTAACTATTTACGAGGAATGGCGGTTGCCACAAGAGGGGCTTAACCTTGGCATAGAGGGCGCGGAAATGTACGACAAGGGGCTGGCCGAAATGGGCCATGCTAACCTTTGGGATTACTTTCAATCCCTTCCTAGTCATAAAGACTGCATCGTCTCGATAACTCCTGATGATGAATTGTCACATCATCCTCATATCCAGCAATTCACTCAGGAGAGTTTGGAACAGATAATCGAGGATGCGGGGCTTGAACCTTTTATCTTCTCCAAGTTCCAAGAGGGGGTGCATGAAGGTAGACCAACATACAACTGGTTGTTGGTGGCGAGGAGAAAGGAAAATGGTGGAGACTAATTTCTGTCAGAGGGCGGTTATGATCCAGTTTTTTATAGAAGAAGGTTTTGACTCGCCAATTGAGATTACTTGCGATGATTGCGGGTGTGTGTGGGATTGTCCTTTTGCCTTTGACATGTACAATATAAATGGTGATTGTCTTGCGGAGAAATAAATGAGAGTATTAGGTCTTTATTGTGGTCATGATGCTTCTGCCGCCGTAGTAGAGGACGGTAAGGTTTTAATAGCCTTAGAGGAAGAGAGACTTACAGGGACCAAAAAGCAGGGTGGTATTCCTGCTAGGGCAATCATGTACATCTGTCAAGCTCTGAGGTGTTCACCTTGGGACTTCGATGAAGTGTGTGTTGCTACCCCTAATCTTCACTCAGGGCGTACCCATGCAGAAGATACGAACAGCGTTCTCAGGATGTACCCAAACGCGAGACTGGTTCCCCACCATGAGGCTCATGCTGCTCTCGCTTATGTCTGGTCTGGGTTTCCCGAATGCACAGTGCTCACTCTTGACGGTGGTGGTGCTGATTATTTCGGGTCTGTTAACTATTGCAGCGGCGGTCATATCGAAAGGGTTGCGAGTCTTAGGAAGGATGAGGATGAGGCTTTCGGGATGCTTTACTATTATGTCACGGAAGCTCTCGGCTTTACCCCCAATCGGCATGAAGGTAAGGTTATGGGGCTTGCTGCTTCTGGCCGGGATCTGGGTTTGTTCGATGGCCTGTTTTGGGTTGATGGAGAGCATATCCGTTCGGCTGGTAAGAGGGAAGAGAACATAGTTTTTCGGCGGTTGAATAGTATGGTAGCTCAGTATACCCGGATGAGCTCCCCTTTGTCGCGTGATGATATAGCGGCCTCCTGCCAAGCGGCGTTTGAAAGAACGCTGTTACAGTGGGTTAAGGGTAATACTGTGGGTAAGCTGGCTGTATCTGGTGGTTGTTTTGCCAACGTCCTTACCAACATGAAGATCGCCAACTTAGTAGAGGATTTTTATGTTGCGCCTCCGATGATGGATGATGGTCTTTCTATCGGGGCGGCGTTGTCGGCATTCCTTTGGTGTCATGTTGGGAGCGCAAGTCTAGTTGCCCGTCCAAGGCATATGTATTTTGGCCTACCACCGTCGGCATTCCTTTGGTGTCATGTTGGGAGCGCAAGTCTAGTTGCCCGTCCAAAGCATATGTATTTTGGCCTACCACAAGAGCCAAGGCATATCTGGAAGCCTGAATCTGTAGCCAAGTATCTTTCACGTGGCTATGTCATAGGGTTGTTCCAAGGTGCAATGGAGTTCGGACCAAGAGCTTTAGGAAACAGAACCATTCTTGCTGATCCAAGAGACAAGAGTATCAACAAGACTCTGAACGAACGGTTGAGCAGGACAGAGTTCATGCCCTTTGCCCCGGTGATTCTGGAAGAGTATGCGCCTGAGATTCTTGAGGACTACGAGGTGGGCAAGGCTAATGCTCCTTTTATGACTTCTTGCTGGAAGGTAAAAGAGGAGTGGGTATCCAAGATACCGGCAGTCGTGCATGTGGATGGAACGGCTAGGCCGCAAGTGATAAGCCGGGATGTTAACCCGTTCTACTATGATATTGTCAAGGCATTTTATGATATGACTGGCATACCATGTCTTATTAATACCTCTTTCAATACCCATGAAGAACCTATTATCTGCTTTGAGCAGGAAGCTCAGTGGGCGTTAAAGACTGGCAGGGTAGATGTATTGGTACGGGGGTAAAGAATGCTGACTCTGAAACAGATAACAGAAAAACATTATGCTTGGGTTGAACGCATGGGATGGCACAAGTCAACTACAAAAGTCTTAGAACTTTTGGCTTTAGTGGCTTCTGAAGTTGGGGAAGCTGTGAATGAGTGCCGGGGTGAAAAGCCAACTGAAGCACTTGGCTCTGAACTTGCTGATATTATCTTAAGGGTTTGTGACTTGGCTAAGTTGCAGGGGATAGATATAGAGGAAGAAATTGAGCGCAAGATGGTTGCTAATGAACAGCGAGGGAACAAAGGAAGGGTTATATGAGGATTGCAATTATCGCCCCTTATACCAATCCTTGTCCACCTCTCGCTTACGGTGGCGAAAGTTACTATTGGGGAATAGCGGATACACTCGGAAAGCTCGGCCATGAAGTCCATCTTCTTGCACCTGAGGGAAGTAAGACACCTACCAATGGTTGTCTTCATGTAACACCATCTACAAAGGGAGGGGTAATAGATTATGCTGTCGAAACTCGGACTGAAGAAACTTATCATTCTTTACTCATGGCGGTGGATCTTGTTCATGACTGTTCTCTCGACCATATTGCGGCGGAAAGACTACGGCATTTATATGGCAAGAGAAACGTCATTAACACCATCAACGGAAGAACCTACTATATGCCTCGGCCCCCGTTCAATGTAGTAACGGGGTCAAAGGCATGGCAAGAGGATGCGAAAATACATGGCTTGCAAACGGAAATGGTCTACTGGGGAATTGATACTGAGTTTTATACCTATGACCCTGCCGCTGTTCGTGATGACTACTATCTTTGGCTTGCTCGATTTCATCCTGACAAGGGTTTAGATCTGGCTTTGGAACTGTCTCAGGAAATGGGGTTCAAGCTGAAGGTAGCTGGAAGTATGGAGTTTAAGGATCATGAAGCGTATGGACTTCAGTACCTGCGAAAGATCGAAAGCATACCGACAGTGGAGTATGTTCCACTTCCTCTTGATGAAACGCACCACATACGGAAGCGGGAACTGTACCGTAAAGCTCGGGCCTTTTTATATCCCGTTAACTACTTTGAGTGTTTCGGCATGGTTGTCGCTGAGTCTATGGCGTGTGGATGCCCGGTTATTACCTCTGACAAGGGGGCAATGCCGGAATTAATAAACCAAGGGTATTCAGGGTGGTCTTGCGCTGATGGGGAAATGAAGAAATACCTAGAGACAGGCGAACCTTGGTCTTCTTTTGATGAGTCCGAGGTGAGGCAGCAGGCAACAAAATTCAGTTGGCGGAGGGCTGCACTTGATTACGAAAAGTTATACAACAGAGTGGTCAACGAACAATACGGATGGTGAGGTGACGGATGAAAATAGTGTTGATAAGCTCAGGGGTAATTCCGGTATTCCCAAATGGGTACGGAGGATTAGAAAACGTTGTCGGAAACCTAGCCGTTTGCCTAGATCGTATCGGTCATGATGTTTATGTTATAGCTCCTGATGGGTCGGATATAGGGGGAGTGGGTAACATCAAACTTATAGGCTGTGGCCCCTGTGACCCTGATGCGAGGGCGTGGGAGTCAAGAGCTTATGAGAAGTATGCCCCCATGCTTTTAAGCCCTGAATTTGAGGATGCGATTATCCATGACCACACTTGGGCTAAGGCTGTTTACCTCCTGAAGATGAGGCATACACGGCTTAATGTCATGTCAACGCTTCATGGGATGCTGCCTTATCAGACTCCGCCTCCGGTCCCTCAGTGCAATATGGTGGGTATCAGTAAGCATCATGCGGAGACGATAAGCCAAGGGCTGAAGATTCCTGTGCGGCATGTGTACAATGGTATCGACCTTGGCAGGTATCCCTTTGGTGAGGGGCCAAGGAATGACCGCTATCTGTTCCTTGCCAGAATGACTCCATTTAAGGGGGCGCACCTTTTCACGAAAGCCATTGTCACTAAAGGTCTGAAGGGGGATCTTGTCGGTGACGATGAAATGGTTGAGGACAAGGGGTTTGTCGAGCAACTCATGAGAGCTTGCGGTTCAGGCAATGGGGTTTGCTACCGTGGCGGAGTAAGCCGGGAACGCGCTGCTAAGTTCTTCCGTGAATCCAAATGCTATGTTCTTCCCTGCACGGGGGGCTGGCAAGAGCCGTTTGGCCTTACAGTGGTGGAGGCAATGGCAAGTGGTTGCCCTGTGATAGTTACTCCTTCAGGGGCTTTGCCTGAGCTAGTTGCTGATGGATTTTCAGGATATGTTGTACAAGAAGATCAGTTGCAAGACTTCTTGGATGATGATAAAATAAATGCGATTTCACCGATGGATTGTCATTTACGTGCCTTGAAATTCTCAAGGGAAGAAATGACAAAGAACTATGAAATTCTTTATCGTGAGGTTTTGTCGGGGGGTGGATGGTGACAAGCAGTGAGCTATGTTTAAAGTTTCTTGAACTTGCCAAGAAGGAATTGGGCGTTCATGAGATAAGGAAGGGTGACACTGCGCGTATCCTTGAGTACCATAAGGCTACTGAGTTAAAGGCCGGAAAAGATGAGGTGCCGTGGTGTTCGTCTTTTGCTAACTTCATTGTACAACAGGTAGGGTTGAAAGGAACAAGAAGCGCGGCGGCAAGGTCATGGCTCCGGTGGGGCAAGAAGATAACTAAACCGATTCCCGGTTGCATCGTGGTACTGGACCGGAAGGATGCAAATAATCCCAATGCTGCCCATGTTACCTTCTTTCATTACGCTGAAAAGGCACATGGAGTTATCTGCTGTATCGGCGGCAATCAGGGTGATAGGGTAAAAGAGTCAAGGTATGATGTAGAGAAGGTGTTGGGTTACAGGATGCCGAAATAAGGAGGGCATGGGGGCTTGTGGTCTTAGGGGTGGGTTGTTGGTGGTAGACTGCTTGCCCCCATTTTTTTTATGGGGCGCGATCATACAATAAAAGGCGGGAAGTATTACGATTGTGATTTGTGCGGGATCACCTATCGTTACAATGATCTGGTTGTAAACTCTGCGGGGTTGCGGGTGTGCCGGGTGCATTGCCTCGATACAAGCGACTATAGGTTCCGTGATCCACAAGCCTATGATGTTACTTTGCCTGTTTTTCCGATTACGTATTTTAACAAGTATTATCAATTAAAACTGATTGCGGGTATCTTGGTTGCTGCTGAGATACCCTATCTTGATTTTATTCCCATAACTTACATAGTTGGCGGAGACAATGTTTATCAATTGCTCATGTATGGCGGTGCCTTATACATCAAGACTGGCATTAATGGGCGCAGGTTCCCTTATCTTTACAGTGGAGTAAACTATTATCTAGCAGTAGATGATGAATACCTCTACTATAACTCGGTGGAATAAACATGACACAAATTTTAATCGGTCCTAGCGGTTCTGGCGGTGTGTTGGTTCCGGCAACTTCTACTTTACGGGCGGTCTGTGACCTTGCTTCCGGTGGCGCTGACACGATCTTTTTCCAAACCGATCAGGTTATATCGAGTGATTATACCGTCCCAACTGGCCTTGAGATAATCCCGGTGAGTGGTGCGAAGATCAGTGTTGCGTCTGGGGTTACATTTAACTATACCGGGAGTGTGGCGCGTTGGCCGCTTACACGGATATTCGATGATGTTGGGGCTGTCACAGGATTAAAAAGGTCGGAAGCTATATGGTTCGCAACAGGTGATGGTACAACAGACGATGCGGCAAGTTTGCAGCTTGCCTTTAATGCTTCAAAGACGGTAAGCATTACTCAGCCGGATTCTTTTTACAGTACAACACAACCTCTAACTATATCATCCCACCATACGTTAATCTTTGAAAATGAGTTGACAGAGATTCGGCTGGTTTCAGGCAGTGGCTATGTTATACAACTGGACGGAGGGACGGTTGAGGCTACAGCTTATAAACATGTAAGGTTGTGTGGTGGTACTTTGTCCGGGGCTGGTAATGCAGATTGTGACGGGGGGTTTTATATTAAAGGTGTATATCTTTTAGAGATCAATCACATGCACTGCCGTCAGTTTACTAAGGCTACAGCAATTGCTGGCCTCTTAGAAAATGTGTTCAATGCCAAAGTGAGCAATTCAAGATTTAACTGTGGGACAGCCTCTGACGACATACAGGGTGATATCGGCTTGAAAGTAACTATCACAGATGGATCAAGCTGGAACATCACGCAGTTGGATATTAGTGATAGCAATCTTTTCCAGTTTAATACACGCTATGGTGTGGCTATTACAAGAGAGGGATCAACTGGCAGTATTGATGGTGTGAAGATTCACAACAACGGTATAGGGCATAATGGCACTGCTGGTATTGCATTAAATACTGGTCAGTTGTTTGCTTGTACTGTAGAACATAATCATATAGAAGGTGATGGTGGTTATGGGGTTATCGCTGCGTATGCGGGTTCAGTGGTTGATATATCTTCCAACTATATACAGGATGCAGCTGTAGCCATCTCTTATAATGCGAGGGGTACAATTGGAAGCAACACTATAAAAGGAGCATCTGTCACCCCAGATGGCACACAAGTCGGTATAGCTATTGGGGCAGACGCTATAGCTAAAATAGGAGAAAATACCATTTACAGTGACTGGATAACTACTCATGCTTACCGCTATACTATGGCTGCTGGTGGAAGAGCAGATTTTGGTATTATCCAATGTACTACCGCAATATGGGAAGCGTTCTACTCTTCCCATGCAGATATATACAACGGGGCTATCGTTGAGATAACTGATGCAACAGATTACAGTTTAAGGATGCTCATGTCTTATGGGGATTCTTGGTATAGGGCTATCCCCCAGTATCTCGATATAGTTGAAACAAACGGGACTAACCCTGATATTTCCGGTGGGGCTTCTATTTTTAAAACCGTGAATACTGGGGCTACCCTTATGGCTGGGCTGGCTAATGGGTATATCAGCCAGAAAGTAGAGATAATATTTGGGGATGCTCTCACTACCGTGAACTTTTCAAGCGGGTCTTTCAGCGGGAACGGTGGGGTTAACTGGGCGGCTCCTGAAGGAAGCATCATGCACTGTACTTATGACGGTACTAAGTGGGCTTGTGTAATAGGTGCTGCTGCATAAGGGGGGTATGCAATGGTGAACCGGAAATACATTGCTGATAAAGTGTTTTTTTACCTGAAGAAGGAAGGTAAGTTCTTCACTTCCAGTGATGTTCATAACATGATAGGGCTTGACATTTTCCCTGTACTGGCGGCTGAACTTGGCTATCCCAAAAGTAACTATTCCTGTGTGTTAGTTTCCGGTGTCTGGAAAGTTAATGTATCTTCTGACTTTATCAAGCTGGACGACTCTAAGGATATAATTTTTTCTGATGGTTCTTTTCACAAGATAGAATTTAAAAGCCAGAAAAATATTGGCAGGGATAGCATACTGTCTGCGACAGCTGGTATTCCTTCGCATTATTTCATGGAAGATGAAGATACTATCGGTGTGTATCCTCCGAGTTGTTCAGGAGTTATTGATATACCATATGTAAAAAGGCCAACGTCCCTTTCATCTGATACTGATACCAATCAGCTTACAGAGAAATGTTACATGGCGGCGGTTTATTGGGTTGTCGCTCAATGTATGCTGATGGATAATGATACAAGGTATCAGGTATATGAAATGAAATATGACAAGGAATTGCAGCGGCTTCGTGGTGATTATGCAGATATTTTTGATGAGAGCGCAACTGTGGTTCCCCATAAGGATTACCTCAGATGAATGAGAGTCTCCGCAAAATATTCACCAATTTCTCTAAGGGGCTGAATCTGTCTGTCTCTCATATGATAGATTCTGAGGAATTGCAGGTAGCTGATAACTTCCTGTTCCGTGGAAAGACTGAGGTGAGGGAGGGTACGGTGCTGAACGCCGTACTCTCTGCGCCTGTCATGGCCCTGAAGAAACATTATAAAAGGGATGGCGATTCTTATATCTTTGCCGTGGCAGGGAACAAGGCATATGTCTCTCGTACTTCAGGTGTCTTTGTCAATATATCCTGTGAGACAATAGCAAGTGGAGACGTATCAGTTACTGCCTACGATGATTTTGTATACTTCACTAATCTATCAACCTGTGTCAAAACTTGTAATGGTTCCAGTGTGGATAATGCTGGACTGTCAAGTCCTCAATTTGTTAAGAAGCTAGGAGACTGGGAAGCTGTTGGTTCGTGGACGGTTACGAACGGTTCTGTTACTGAGACAGCTACTTATCTCAATATAGATGAGGGGGATAAAGCTATTGTTCTGCACGGACAAGCAGGGCAAGTCTGTTATATCACTTCGGAAAGTACGGTAACTCTTACCACATTTTCTAGTGGTGTCCCTAGCACGGTGAATGATTCTATCCAGATATTTGTCAATCCGGCACAAAAGGCAAATGTTCAGTATCTCAACTTGGCTTTCGTGTATGGGGCGACATACGCCGTGGCTAACCTTGCGGCGTTATCATCGTGGGTCTATTGCTCAAACGATAGCTGGTCAATGACTCATACCGTACCAAAGGCTCAATTTATAACTACCAGTGGATTTAGTTGGGACAGTGCCTGTCGTATACGGGTTGAAATGGTAGCGGTTAACGCTTCTGCCGCTGTTGCAATGGATCACCTTAGGATGGTCAGGACCCCACCGATAGTACAACGGGTGAATGTCACAGGTGGTGGCCTTTATTTCGGCTATAATCATGGCGCAACGGACAGATTTACTGCTGATATCCCTGCCGTTGCTAGGACACAAGCTGTCTGGAATACGGCTGAAGGAACAGCATGGTCTGTAACTTCTTCTGTGGATGCCAACGGCATTAGCATGGACGGTACGACTTACTGGAAAGTTACTTTTGTTAAACCGGGGCCGGGCGGCGTGGAGATCGAGAGCAATCCCACCTATCAGACTTCAGGTGTTGTTCTTTCTTCTTATGTAATCACAAGTGCGTGGCTTACAAGCACAGTTGTCTCAACCAATATTGTCGTAGGCTCGATAGGATCACTGACAAATATTCCTGTTGCCCCTTCCAATCTTGGTGTAGTTGCTAGGAAAGTTTATCGCAGAAACAGGACAGAATCTGTTATGCGCCATGTGCGTACCATAGCCGATAACACAACTACAACTCTTCTGGACAATGTGCCTTATGCTGTTCTTGGAGAGGTGTTGGATGATGACAGGTATCCACCTCCGAGGGCTAAGTTTATTTATGCTGCTTCGTCTCAGCAAACATACTATCTGAATATTACCGAGGAAGATGGTAAGAGACATGGTAGCAGGGTGAGGTTCTCTCGCCCGTATACTCCCCACTATGTCCCGGTGGATAACGTCTTCGACGTAAGCCCGAACGATGGATATGAGATAACCGGCTGCTTTGAGTATATGAACCTCTTGCATATCCTGAAAGGTGGGTCTGCATGGTTGCTTGACGGTGGGAACTTAACTCAGGTTCACAAGACTTACGGGTGCATTGCTCCTAAGAGCATAGCCATTGGGCCGGGGGAAGTGTTTTGGTTGGCTGATGAGGGTATCGTCAAGTATAACCTCCGGTTTAAGAACATCACCGTAGAGGATAATAAGATAGCTTCCCTGCTTGAGAACCTTGACAGGACAAAACTTCAAACAGCGGCGGGTATCTATTATCGTGGGCTGTACCTTCTGGCCCTTAACATAGGCAGTGGTTCGTATAACAACACGGTCCTGTGCTATGACAACATAAGCGAACAGTGGTCGATCTTCCCGAACATGCAAGTCAACTGTTGGGACGTATGGAGTGGGGCAAAAGACGGGTATCGCCTGTTCTATGGTAATGTCTCAGGGCGGGTCTGCGAGTTCTTGACCGGAGAAACGGACTTCGGACAGCCTATACCGTGGGCGGCGAGGACAAAAGAGTTTGGCAATCCTACCCCTACTACTACGCTTCGGTACGTGTGGCTCTACACTAAGAGCGTTAATAACTCAGGGCAACAGGTTAACTTGACTCCTTACTTTGATTTTGTCGAGGCTTCTGGTGATATCATTTCAGTGACCAGTGGCTACAAGCTGAGTAAGGCTGTGTTCCCTGCTGCAAATGATGCCGGATTTATTTCTATAGGGATGAGTGGGGCTGGCAGGATTCAGCTTATCCATTTGGACGAATACGAAAAAGAAGAGAGCTTGCGATAATGTATCCTCCATATCAGATACCATATATTCCAAGGAATGCCAGTGGTGTAGACTTGGTGGATCAGGTGAACAAGTCCATAGCCCTTATCAACAGGGCGTTAGTAGACATTTACGGTAAGGCCAATACTGGGGTGTTCTCCGGTGTGGCCTTGCAGTCTGTTGTTGCTAACTATGCACAGGCGTTTCAGGGTAGGCCAAAGATCAATGGGGTAGACTTCACTGGGGAGACGGATATAGATGTTCCTGTGCTTGAAACCGATCTTGTCCGGTATAGTGGGGCAACGAGTGATGTAGACCTTAACGATAAGGATCTGCTTAATGTCAACTCTCTTGGTATAGGTGCTACCGTTACAAGTGGAGCAGGGCTTTATGTGAAAGGCGTGGTCTGGGTCGATACCTCCGGTAGCACTGGTTCTACTCCTGTGCAAATAACGAACAAGCCGGATACAGGATACTCAGGTGCTTCCCCTGCGGTGTGGGTATCGGTGAGCGTAAGCGGCGAAGCAATGTTGATACCAGCGTGGAGATAGTTATGTTGATAAAAGAGACGGTTGAACGTGAGTGCTGCCAAGAAAAAGACTTAAAGAAATACAAAGGTTGTCTGCCTAATTCTGATAACTGTTTCTTTTGCATTCACTGTGGACAGCTTTGGAGCGAAGAGTCTTATATGGATGAGGCGGGGGCGCGTGATACAAGGATGGTAAAATGCAAGTAAGAAAATTAGAGACTTTCCAAGAGCTTGATGCTATCCTTCCGTTGATCGAGAAGCTGCATAAGTCAACAGAATATTGTAAGCTCTTTCCACATTCGGCGTATCTCATGTGGCTCACACTCAACTTCAGACTTCCAAACATGGCGGTCTGGGGGGTGTACCCTGAGATTGGAGATACTCCGGTTGGCTATGCTATAGCGGTTGTTCAGGATCTTCACTCAACGGGTGAAGCCTTAATGTATGAAGCATACTCGGAGTTCTCTGAGGTGGAATCTAAGAAGTTGGTTATCAAACTGGCAAAGGCATGGGCAAGAGAGCGCGGCTGTAAGTTACTTTCCATGTACACTGAATCACCTGAAGTGGCTAGGATATGTTCTGAGAGGTACGGGTTCTCTCTCAAAAGATTTTACTTGACTCAGGAGGTATGATATGGGCGGCGGCGGTAGCAAAAGCACTACTACGGTTCAGGAGTCTGAACTTAACAAACAACAGGCGGCAATCCTGAAAGCCTTGTCTCCTATGATCCAACAGTACAGCACTCAACAGTTACAGGGGTTGTCTGCTGCTAACCCTATGTTGAACCAGATGCTGATGCAGGCAATGGGACAAAATACCCAAGCCAGTGCGCTCAATATGGCTGGTACTCAGAACAGCTTGCGCCAAATGGGTAGCCAAATGGGGGTAGCTCCCGGCGATCCGAGAATGGTAAGGGCAATGGGGTC